ACCCTCTAAAAACTTCATCATAAGTCATTATACCTAAATCCAAACTCATCGAATACATCCAATCACCTTTATTACCATAAGCAGCTTTTTCTTTATCAATAACGTGTCGTTCCTGCATTTCTTCTAACGAAGGAAATCCAGCAAAAAAACTTATCTGCAGGAATACCAACACGTCTTATCATTTTGTTCATCTTTAATCGACCATCAATACCCAAAACTGCATGTTTATACATCTCATCAGGAGTCCGAGGATTTCCAAACATCAACCTTTCAAAAAATTCTTGAACTAAACGATAATGAATAGGATTAGTACCCATCGTATCCCAAGCCATACCTATACTCTTCAATATATAATTCTCATAAATATGCTCAGAATCAACAAAATTTTTCAACATAGGTTCGAACAAGGGTTTATACGGTAAAACAGGAGCAAGTCGAGGGTCTATATCATTAGCTATAAAATACCTCTTCAAAAACTTTGGACCAACAACTTTTAACAGACCCGTAGTACGATCTGGCACAGATAAAAAGGAATCATACTCTCTATAATCTCGTAAATTCATATCACAATATCTACTTAAAAAATCACGAAATCCTAACACATTAATAACTGGACGTAAAAAATCAGGACAACACCACAAATGGTCATCACCAAACACCGCAATCGCAATATACCTATAAACAATCTGCTCGGTAATGACAGAAGCAAGAGCAGGATGTTGTGAAATGACATGATTCAAATAAAGAAAAAAATCAAAGCCATTATCCAACTATCACCATGAGAAGTTTCAAGACCTCCAGAATACATCACACCAGTCATAAATCTCCAAAAAGTGCCTGCATGTAACACAACTTTACTAGAGATAAAATACATCAATTTGCGAATCAAACGCTCCAACATACGTCGCTGAGATCTATTCATTTTCTTCCAATTAAAGTAACGACATGAAGATGCAATATACAAATATAATTCCCAGTCTTTAACCTTCTTATCTAACGCTTCAATATCTCCATCACCAAAGAACATCCTAGGTATATTATAATTCAAATACCTAGCCAAATCATACGCACCACCATGCCAAAATTTCATACCTATACGAATGACATTACCTCTTTCAAAATACATTCTTTCTTTTTGAACAACAGAAGATAAAAAAACCATATTAACACTTGGAATAAAAAATTCCCGAGTTTTATGCTGCATCTTAATCAAATCAGGAATACTCTTTTCATGCCCAAATTTAAACTCAGCTTTCATTTTAGTAACACATATAGGTTGAAACGGAAAATCTTCACCTTTAGCAGTAGCAACCATAAATCTATGAAAGTCCCTAATCGCAGCTTCCATATGAAACAACTTATCTCCTGAATTTTTAAGAACATAATTAACACCATCTTTAACTTCAGAGGCGCTATATGCCGAAATAATACCACCTGAGGTACCCATCTTAATATATTGAAACAACTTCTTTGGACTATACTTAAAATCAACGGTACCGACTCTATTATCACAATCCAATGCCTGTTCAAGCATACGAACTGCCTTAGGAATAAGATGACGCAATTCACTAAACGCAGGACCACGAAGACTTCCATTAACATCAAATTCTTTATATAAACGCATCATCTTAGGAATCGAAACATCATTAGTAGTATACACTATTTGAGACAAACCATAAATCTTTTCATATATAATTTGCTCCCAATTTAAACGCTTCATACATTCCGCAACGAGTGTATTAGGACGATAATTTTTTATACCGAAAGCTTGATCAAGCCATCGACGACTAATCAAA